GCCTTGGTGGTGGGTGTACCTCCGATGGAGACGGTTCCGCACTCAAGGATTGCGTTGTAGAACTTATCCATCCGGCCCGACTGGCGAGCCTTCGTGATCTGCTCTTCATGCATACCGTTCAGTTCCTGAACCTCGGCCTCATACTGAACGTCTTCGAGATCCAGACCGAGCACCAGACCTCCTGGCAGCCGTGTGAACGGGTCTGCCGGAAGAGTTGCCACAGGCTTTGGACCGGCCGCTGAATCGCTCTTGATGATAGCCGCGATGTCAGCATTGGCAGCACTGGGGTTAGCCAGTGGATCGATGAATTCTTTGTTAGCCACGGATTATTCTCCTGATTAGATTTCGAGTGGGTTCTACGAAGTGAAGATAGCCTCGGTAGGGCCAATCGAGGTAGCCAACTTGTAGTCGAATCCCTCGTGAGCAAGTGTCATCTGTTGGACCATGATCGCGTTAGCACCCGCATCGAGATCCGAGAACGCGATGGCGGTTGGCCACGCGTTATAGACCTTGAATGCTGCCTTCACTGGAACAGGGCCCTTGGTGACGGGGTGGTCGAGAACCTTGATCAGCAGGTTGGCGCGGAAGTCCATACCAGCAGTGTTGATACCGGTGCCCTGTTGGACGGTGAACAACTGACGCATCCAGTCGAGCATCCTTGCATCGCCCACAATAACTCCCTTTGATAGGGTGATAGGGGCGAAGTCGGACTGCCCGGGCATCTTCTGCGTGGTGGTGTTCATTCCACCCTCACGATACGGGATAACTTCCGTAGTGATGTTCAGGCCTGATACGGACATGAACCCCATCTTCACCCCACCCAAGGCTAGGTTCGGGTGGTTGATGTCGACGTTGAACTTGAAGTTACGGAGTGGGTCAGTAGCGATGTGACCGATGCTGCTCGTAGTTGCCATGATTAAGGTGCTCCTAAACCTTAGACAGCCTGTGAGCCGGAGAGGCTCTGGCCGATGTTGATGATGATGAATTCGGCGGGAGACGAGAGAGCCAAGCCGATATCGATGTTTACTTCTCCGGCGTCAGCGGACGACGGGGGGTTGTTCTCGGCATCACACTTGATGTAGAACGCCTCCGCAGGAGATGAGCCCTTAAGCACGCCGACCTGCCACTGGGTCTGCAGGAACTGCGAGATGATCTGGGTCAAGAAGCCCCAGAGATCCGAGTTGTTATCCTCGAAGAGGGCCGGACGAGAGAGTTCGGTCAACGCGTACTTCAGGTAAATGAGGGTCCTGCGAACCGAGATATACCGGTCCGGCTTACCCGTCTTGGTCGTCCGAGCGCCCCAGATGCACAGGCCTGCGCCCGGAGTCGTGCGAATCACGTTCACGCCTACAGGGTTCAGAGTGTCCAGGTCGACCGAGGAGTAGCGGAACTTAGGAGCCAGCGCACCATTTAGTGTGGTGGATGTACCTGCCGGGGCCTTCTGGACGCCCTTGACCGCATCCGAGTGGGCCATCTGGCCAAGAACGAAGCCACCCGGGGGGAGCGTCCGAGAGGCTCCCGGAACGGTGTTGCTGGGGTCATCAGCGATGATCCATGGTGCGTAGATCGCGTTGACCGAAGAAGGGACGAGCCCACCCGTGGTCAGCGCCACCTGAGCAGCGGCGTTGGTAGCCGCACTATCGGTGTTTGAACCTTGCACGCCATCGACAACGATAAACACGTTGCCCACCAATTCCGCCCAAGCGACGATCGGGTTGATGACCACCGAGTCATTGACCCCAGGAAGGTTGACATCCAGGGGCGTCGATACGGACTCCAAGCGCTGAGCCGCTGCGGAAAGGTCTGCGGATCCCGTACCCTCGGAGCCAGTAAGCAGAGGCTGCGCGACGACAACTGCGGGCGCATTGTCCGAGGTGTACACAGCGGGGCCCATGTACTCCAGCGTGACAAGAGCGGAGCCGGATACCGGGGAGTTGACCACATTGACGGCGCTACGCCAGTCAGCAGGGTCCAGAGACAGATCTTCGAACCGCTCGACCGTGTTGTTCAGCGTAATGACCAGATCGAAGCGGCCAGCCGAGGCCTCGATATCAACGAGAATGTTGTTTCCCCACACGCCAGGGGCCACAGCGGTAACCTTCAGAACGTCGGCCGGGAGAGCCTGTGTGTCCTGGAAGGTCTCGGTCGCAGCCACAGCGGAGGCGGTGATTACCGCGCGCACAATGAGGCATCCAGAGCCACCATTGTTGAAGTACTCGAATACGGAATATGGGAGCAAATCGCTACCATCACCGAATCCGCCGAACTTGGAGACGTACTGGGACCATGAGGACACGAAGGTTGGCCCAAGCGGACCACCCTGCTTGTTGGTTCCGACGAATGCCGCAGTAGAACTACCGGAAATGTCAACGCTAGGGGCGAGAGGGGTGAGCGTCTCACTGATGTAGACGCCGGGGCGCTTGGCCATGGGTTACTCCTTGATTAGGTATGTGATTCCTTGGGCTGCAGATAAAGGCTGCGAAGGATGCGACTAATTGACTACGAGGGGTAGTTCGAGGTAGAGGTACTGGTTGATGTTGAGATTGATCTCGGTAGCCGCTACGTACGCAACAATGGTCGAGGGAAGTTCAGTAGCGACTCGGACGACATAGTGAGTCCTGTAGACCCGCTTTCCATCAACGTCTTTTGCAGACTCGAATTCCGGGCCTCCCTCAAGGAAGAGGCTGCGAACCGTTCCGTCTTCCGGAATTTCCAGATAGCCGAAGCGCGCGGGAAGCAGTTCCTGTTGAGCCAACTGCCCAACGAGTTCGATATTGTGCTGCTCCTTGCGGGAGTAGACAGTGATCTCGTAGTTGATGTTGAAAGGGATCGGGAAGTCGACGTTGTACGGGGAGGTGTCGTAGTTCTCCACCAGGGCATTCCATGCACCTACTGACTCGGGCGTGTACTGCAGGCGGGTTTTGCCACGGTGCTCTCGTTCGTCGTCCTTGAGGATGTTCTGGCGCGCGATGATGATCATCGGGAACGTCGCGGTTGCGAACTCGGCCTCAGGCATGCGGTAGCGGCACAAGACGGGACGGGCTCCGGCCCCAGCGTTGGTGTCGGACACCTTTAGACCGGTCAACTTGGTCTTAAGAGCAGCATCCTCATTCAGGATCCAGGGCATCAGCGTTTACCTTTACGAGCGAGGTGGCGCAGTGCGGCGGAGATTACTGCTGGTGCAGCAGTGATGGCGAGGTACTTAGCCTGCTGGGCCTGGAAGCCCTTTACGAACTCTTGTAGAGAGGCAACGCTGGCAGCAGATTCCGCTGCAATGTCACGCCGTTTTGCGGGCATGGTTCACCTCACTGATCGAGACCGTATGGGCAGATATACTTTCGCTGGGGTAGTTCGCCTTCTTATTGTCTCGGCAATGAGGAGCAAGACGTTAGTCGGAGTACTTTGCGAACTGCGCGTCATTGACGAGTTCATCACCACGCACCTGTGTAGCCTCAATGGAGACGATGAGGTCTCTCCTCTGAATCTGCCCGAGGACGTTGATTTTCATGACACGGAAGACTTTGTTGTCGTAGACAATCCGGTCCCGAAGGTAGTCAGCGGTAGCCAAATCGGGTTGAGGGAACCCAGCCCTCTCAAACCCCTTGAACGACAGCGTGACGTGCAGGTCGTCGTTGTAGTAGAAGCCGGTGTCATTGTCCTCGTTACCGGCCTCCTCGTGGATAACCTGCAGACAAGGAAGATCAATCGGGCCGTTGTAGACTCGACCACCAGCGGTACCCTCATCGTAGATGTCATGCATCGTCGAAGACTCACGCAGGAACCGGAAGTACTCGATGTGGTCCCCATAGCCCTCCGTGTACCCGCGAAATCCCTCTTCGATCTCATTGACCTCAAGATCTGGAGAAAATCTTCCACGCTTCCAGTCGAGCCTGGACATGGTTAGTAGAACCCGGCCCAAGCAGGACTAGGGATACCACTCTCATCAGCATTACGTTCGTCGATCGAGGGAAGCAGACGCTGTGGAAGCGTGTAGTCGTCGAACTCACGCTCCTTGTATACCGGAACCAACCGGCCTGTGGTACGAGAAACTCGGCGAAGGGTGGACATCTCAATGCGGTGGATACCCACATTCAGGGCCGCACAGAGGGTGTCGTATTTGTCGGTGAGGACGTCGATCTGGTTACGCATCTGCAGATACCGCTGGCTCCGCGCGATGTGGGTGCCGTCGGCGGTCGTGATGTCGATGTCGGTGCTCGCGTCAGTAGTCAATGCCCATAGGCACTCAATTTCCACGAGGAGGACAAGCAACTGCTCCTCGACGGGCGGAAGATCTACCATCGTCAGAGGGATGTCAACGTAGGAGATGAACCCCTCAACCGTTCGCATGCGCTTAGATACTGTCCGGCCACTGGCATGCTGCAGGAACGCGTCGTTAGTGTAGTCGGTTAGTTCCTCGTCCGCGAACATCCCAGCAGTATTCCCGTTTATGAGCAGGGTGGTACCTACCGGAAGTGGGTTGTAGACACCGAACAGAAACAGACGGCCGTCAACCAAGTCGATGGTGAAGTCGGTTGTCTCCACCAAGTGTGTCAGCCCCACGCTATCCACTGCGTCGACCGTAGCGGTGGTTATCTGGGTTTCAGTGAGGTCGTAGTCTCCAGCCTCTCCTGTGCCCGTAAAGGAATCACGAAAGGGTTGCCCGAGATCCCCGAGTTCTCGTCGAACCCGGGCTACGAGTGTCGTGACATCAGCCATTTTCTTTACCAGCCCAGCGCCAACGACGCAGCCGGGAACTGGACACTCTCACCAACACCAGCCTGCAGCACCGTATCCAGCATCCACACGTAGCGAACCTTCCCGGTCGTGCCTGTAGCAGCCTCCACGAGGGCAGCGTAGGCAGCACCAGAGGCCATCCCAGCCGTAAAGGGCCCGTAGGTGAACAGGGCACTGTTCGTGGTGCCGCGAGGGCTCAGGGTTGGGACCACATGGGATACCAGTTGACGGGCATATCCGGCGTCTGTGATCTCGACTAGGGAGGCCATCACCGCGTCGTCGCCGGGATCTTCGCTAAGCAGCAAGAGGTACGTGCTGCCTGTGTACGTGTTGCCTGAGACCTTAGTGATGGACACCGAGGAACCGGCCGACGTTGTGACGATCGGTGTTCCGCCAAGAGTGGCAGCCAGGGTCAGGGTGGTGGTCGTGGGAACGGACGCCACGTAGTAGGTGGTGGCTGACACCAGGGGAGCACCCGTGGTCATTGTTCCTAGCACCACGGCCTCATTCACGGACAGGCCGTGGGCTGCTGAAACAGTCAAAACGCCTGTGGTGATGGCTACGGTTACCGTTCCGAGGCTGGCGGGGGTCCACACGTACGGAGAGCGGCCGGTGATGAAGTCCAGAACCGTGCCAGCGAAAGTATCAGGCAGTCCAGGCATTTACTTACCAACCTTCTTGAACAGCCGAAGGAAGTGCTCCATCGGAAGATGCGCCGAGCGCTGATTGACCGAGTCTTCCGGCACCCAGGAGAACAGGACGCCCTCGCTACCACCGACGCCAGGAACCGGCTTCGTATGAATGAGATCGATGGAAACCTTGGTACCCGCAGGCACGGTGCCAATACCGGTTCCATGCCCCTCAGGTGCGGTCAGTGTGAACGTGTCACCTGACTTGGGCTTGGTCTTCGTGGTAGCCACAGAAGTCCCTTTCTTAGCCGGAAGTCGATCAGTGCCAGATGTATCCGAGTTTGTCAAGGCGGTCGTAGATGTGCTTCTTGGCACGGTAGGTGCGGCCCTCTTCGAAGTCATATAGGTTGCCAACGCCAACGGTCATGTTCTCAATCTTGGTGTTGACCCTGAACTCACGAACAGGCTCCTCCACCTCAACGTCCTGAACCTCTTCGACGACCGGAACCTCAACCCTTCTCGGCTCGGTGAGGTCAATGATGCCGTTCTCTTTCTCCTCAGCCGCAGCGGCGCTGGCAAGAGAGATCTCTCCCTCGCGCAGACGAAGGGCCTCAGCGTTGTCGTCGGCCATCTGGGCCTTGCGACGGCCAGTCATATCGGCAGGGGACTTGCGGGAAACGGATGTAGCAGACATATGGTTCTCCTGAATAGGGCACGAGTGTTTTTGGTCTTACTAGAACAGCGTAATGAAGAAGGCCCCCAGACTGTGAGTCCGGAAGGCCTTCTTCATAAGTCTAAGGATTCGCCCTGTTTGAGCGGGCCTTAGTTGGTCTCGATGGTCAGGGTGGCCTGATCGGTGATCATGCCGAGGCCCCAGATCGCGTACCACGCCAGCGCGTGCTCGCGGCCGAAGTCGAGGATTCCACCGTCACGCAGTTCGACAGGCAGGGAGATCGCGTGACCGAAAGCATTGTCACCGATGATGCTGGCCTGATAGACGGTGCTACCACCGGTATTCAGAACCTGCTTGACCTGGGTGGTCTCGATGAACACGACGTCGTTCAGACGGCCGATCTCTCCCAGCATGAAGTTACCTGGAGCGGCGTACTTGGTGACCTCGATGAACTCAGGGTCGTCACGGAGTTTGCGGCTCTGGTGCGGGTGGATGAAGCAGACGTAGGTCTCACCGAGGCGAGGAACGTTCTTGGTCGCCAGGGTCTCAACGGCGTCCTTGGTGACCGCAGCGGTGAAGTCGAAGCCACCGGTCAGGGTGTCAAGGCTGGTCGCGGCAGTGCCATGGTCATACGGTGACAGACTGGTTCGAGCGATGGCGGCGGAGAACTTGTCATAGCCGTAGATGACTGAGGTCGCCTGGAGCAGGGTGTCGCGAGCGGAACCATCAAGGTACAGGGCCATGTTGCGGCCGAGCAGACGAGAGGAGGAGGCCATGACGTCATCGAAGGAAGCATTCAACAGCAACTCGGAGACGGCCACGGCGTAACCGTGCTCGGCAACGGTGATGGAGAACTGCGACGCGGACAGCGCGTTGGTCGTCATGCGCACGCCTTCAACGAGTTGGCTTGCGGCCCCCAGGTTGTTGTAGCGCATGAAGTTGATGGTCAGCCCGGGCTGAACCCCAAGTTCCGTTTTCTTAACGGCAAACTGCTCATACCGCAAGATTGGCATTGACTGGAACAGGATCTCTTTCGACCAGATGACTTGAATGGCCTGACCCAGTTGACTGTTGGCACCTGCATACGCCGTGGGCGAAGCCGACAGCGCCGTGGAACCGGTAATGGCAGATGCCATGATGTCTCCTATTTACGTTATGGTGTCCGGCTTTTGTCAGCCGAACATTCCGCGATCCTGCCCTGACTTCACTGCCGCGCCGAGCAGAGCCTGACGATTAGCGGTGTACTCTTCAATGCTCATGTTCTGGATATCAGCAGCGGTGTACGTCTTGTGCGACTGGTCACCATCCATTGGACCAACTGGTGCATACCCCGTAGGGGAAACACCTCGCGGAGCAACTTGAGGCGCAGTAGCAGCGGCAATACTTGCGAGAAGACTCTCAGTCGTTGCCTTTACTCTCACAAGGCTAGCGTCGATTTCCTGTGTATTGTTACCGGTGACATACCCCACAAGTTCCGGAGCAATTTCATTGGCCGCAACGGCCTCAGAAACCTTCACCTGTGCGTAGTCACGCAGTTCAGTAAAGGAACGCTCCTTAGCGAAAGTCGCGCGCTCAAGTGAGTTCTGATCCGCCATATCAGACAACTTCTTCTCGAACTCAGCGCGCACATCGGCGACCAGAGTTTTCGAGTCCTGCTCTTCCCAGCGCTTAGCGGCTGCCTCTTCGGCATCCTTCGTAGCCTTCGCAGCAGCATCCGTAACAGCGGTGTCCTTATCCTTCAGGAGATCCGCCAACTTCTGTCCCTGCTCAGCAAACTTCTCTTCCCAAGACTCAAGGGTTTTGTAGACCTTGTCCTTCTCCTGCGTACGAGCCTTCTCGATGTCATCGGCTGTGAACCGAGCAGCGGTCTGCTCTACAGGGGCAGGTGGGGTGATGGGGAGGGTGATACCCGCAGGGGGGATGGGGATAACCGGTGCGGAGGTAGTAGCAGTAGTCATGTCTCGACTCCTTGGTCGGAAGTTTCTACGAGTAATCCACGATGAGAACGATGAAGGTATTCAACAGATTTATGCTTTCACAGAACAGATCAGAGTTTGTAATGCTCAACTGTCACTCACCGGGATGCGGGAGCCCAACTTGGTTCCATAGGCCTGTGTCACCAAGTCCGCCATAGCCTGCGCCTGATTCGCCTCGGTCATCTCGGCAATCTCTGGAGGAATGGCCAGTGGTGCTTCAGTGGGCGTTGGGACGGGGTTACCGTCCGCGTCCTTCTCCTGTGGACCCTTCTTATCTACGGGCCCACCCTCAGATCGGTCGATACCCGTCATGGCCATGATGGCTGCGGTGATCTGCGAGTGAAGAAGGTCAAGAGCGCCCTGGTCGCGTGCATCCCTCACGAGTTCTTCGAAGATCTCTTGCATCTTCTCGTCTGGGAATGCCTCACTCAGTTCCTTGAGCGCGCCGCGCTTGGACTCCAGGCCCAGCGCCATCTTCGCCTGGATCTCGTTCAACTTGATCAGCGCATCAATAGGCAGTGGGCTGGACCATTCGATACTGTTCTGGTACACCATCGGGTCTGCGGGGTTAATGACGGGATCTTGGCCAGCCTGAAGAATGCCCTCGGTGTTTGGGTCATACGTCAGGGTATTCGGCTCGAACAGGAACAGCGTCTTCAGAGCGAGTTCGTTGATTTTCTTAAGAAGCCGCGTGTAGGTCAACTTCTTCATGTTGTGGCGCTGCATCGCTGGCATATACATGATGGAGAGTGCGACACCTGAGGTATTACTGATGGGCTGCATCTGGCCAAGAGCCGACTCTGGAACACCGGTCAGTTCGTGCATGCTTCTCTTGATGGTCTCAAGGAACTGAAGTGGACCTGCGAGTTCTACACCGTTGGTCAGGTTGAAAACGTCGGCGTCCTTGGGAAGACCGCCCCAGACCTTCCGCGCGCCCTTCTCAAGGTTGCTCGATTTCGCACCCTTGATGATCGTGATCGGAGCAGCGTGATAGTTGATGATCTCGCTGATGTCCGTGGCCTTCTCGTTGTACTCACGGTTCAACGAGATGATGTCACTGATGTCAGCAAGGCCCCAGGGGGAACTGGACACGAGGATATTCGGCTGATGCACGATCGGGATCATCCCAAGAGGATTGGGTCGCTGGTCAATCAACTCGTCGTTGACATACTCTTCGATCGTGTCGTCAGTAAGTATCTCGACGTAGGTGTAGACCTGACGAGTGCCCTCGGCCGACGTGCTCCAGAAGCGGTACTTCAACTTGAAGCGGATCATCCGGTCGCGGTCGTGGGGGTGAAACTCCGGGAAGCAGAATGCTGCATTCAATGGGAGAATGCGAACTCGCCCGGGGTGGGCAGCGCCTGTGCTGTCAACAAACTCCGGGTCATAAGCGACCTTGGCGAAAACATCTCCGGAGACGCCGCCCTGGTTGCCCATCTCCCAGAGCAGTGGTGCCTTGTCGTTGTCCACTTCCCAGATTCGCTTCAGCAGGGAGGGGATGGTGTGCTGGTACTGCTTGACAGAGGTGAACTCAACGCCACGCGAGAAAGTGAAGTTGGTTATCCAGTCGCTAAGGGCTTTGACGTAGTTGAACGTGATCTGCTGGTCACCCGAGGGGTTCCTGGTCGCCCAGTGATGTCCCAAATACCATGCCCAGTTTTGCGCGTATCTGTTCAGGCGAGGGCCATGTACTTCAAACTCCTCATCGGCCAACTCGACGAGGCCGAGGGGGCTGATTGAGACGGTTAGGTCGCTTCCTGACGCCCGCATCGAGGGCGAAGCAAAGTTCATAGACATGGTTCAGCAGCACCCCCTAACCGTGGTGCGGGGGCACACGAGAGGAGCATGCCACCGAATGTCTTCAAGGGACTATTCCGTTGCTCTCAGTCAGTGACGACGGCCGGAGCAATTCGCTCGTAGCGGCCACCGGAGCGATCGACCTGCTCGTAGTGCTGCTCGGCGTTCTGCGTGAAAGCACCATGAGCAAACTCGCCGAGGAAAGTCGGAGCCTCCACCCAAGAAGCAGAACCGACGTGAGCGCGCTCAGCCATGGTCTCTTCCGGGAATTTCTCGTAGACGTTCGCGTTGTGGTTCGGACGGCCGGGAGCGGGGACATAGCCCTGCAGGACACCCTTGGTGAACTCATTGGGGATGTCGGTATCGGTTCCGATACCTTCCTCGAAGCGCAGAGGGCCTCGATTGCCGGGAATGGACGGGGCAATCTTCTCCTCGTAGGTCGCCGAGATTCGCTCAGGGAACTGTGGCGCGGGTGCGAGATTGTCAGTCATGGGGGTTCCTTCTTTCCGGAAAGATTGATCAACACAAGCGTAGGGTCGAGGACACTGTCCTTGTTAGCGGTTAGGTAATGGGTACCAACGAGGTGAAGGGGACATCGACAGCGGAGGTTGCCACCAGCGTGTGGAATGTACGCACAACCTGCCCGTAGATGATTACGGTCACCTTGTAGTTCCATCCGGCAGGGCTAAGGGTTGTATTGTCCGTGGCCGGAACCTTCCCAGCGACAAGTCCGTCGATTACCCGCATCAGCCATTTAGGCTCATGGCTGACCCCCCCGCTGGGAACATGGGTTAGGTCAGTGCTCGCCTCAAACATCAGAAAACCGTTCTGGTGCTTTCCATCAATGGCCCCGAACTGAGCGACGATATTGACCATCGAGACATCATCCGGAACGGTTGCTGGAGGAAGGTCACTGGTCAGCGGGATTCCGTTAGTGCAGGTCCATCCGGGGGTACCCCATGCGTCTGCCATCAGTCGAACCTCCTAGATCCATACTCAGGATATTGGTTCTTAGGGGGAGGTTGTCATTCATCGTAGAAGTGGTTGTTGGTTACCTCGATCTCGGGCATCTGGTAGTCCGTCGTAATTGCGACTGCCAATGCAAGGCTGTCCGGGTAGTCGTCGTGCGCGTCGGCCTCATTCGGGGCCTCCGCCAGCACGTATGGTCCCTCGAACTTCTTGATTAGGTCTTCCATCTGAAGGCGGAATCTCCGGTATGTCTTGAGTCGACGCGTCTTGGCGTGGGCGGGCCATCCGATCTTCCCGCGCTGCACCAACTCGGACAGGTGCTTCCAGCGCTTGGACTGGTCCGGCCTCTGGGATCCAAGGAGTTCTATCGGGATGTGCGGAAGCAGCACCTTGAGGCGTCCGCCGACGACATCCCCAACCCCACCTGCGTCGACTCCAATGGCGAAGATGCTGTAGTTGGCCAGGAACTCGACAATGCGAAAGTACTGCTCCTCCCACTCCATGCCGGTCAGATCAAGCCAGTTGAGAATGCGGTGCTCGTAGTACCCGAACTCATCCGGATGGTCCCAGTCGACCCAGACCACCGTCACGATCGTTGAGTCCACCTTGCGGGCACAGTCAATACCCGCCACGCAGGGGGTCTTATGGTAGGAGTGGACGATCTCCATCGACTTGTCACCCAACTCGTCAAGTCTTTCAGAGGTGACGAACATGCCCTGGTCCAGTAGCCACATGATTCGGTAGGCCAACTTGAACTCGTTAGAGTCCTCGCCAATTCGAAGGAGTTCCTTCTTGACGAATCTGGCGTAGTTGAGGCTCCACCTTGCTACCTCTTTCCAGTCGGCTTCGAAGTGGTTTTGCTTTGCACCACGACGAGTGGCCAACCGCTTGTTCGCCTGGATCGTCTTGAAGAAGACGCCCTTCGTATAGGATGGGGTTCCGGTGAAAACCATGGTCGCGTTGGTGGCTGCACCCATAGGGCCAATCGACTTGTTGACCATCTTCTCGTCTGCGCCCTGGCACTCATCGACAAGGATCAGATGGTAGGTGCGCCCCTCAATAATCGCCCGGGGGTGCGCAGTCTGCTTTCGGGCTAGTGACCCGCACTTCTTCAGCGTGACAGTCTTAGCCCCACCACCCACGGCCTCATCAATCTCCGGGTCTGCCATAAACTCCAGTGCCCGCTCAGAGGTAAGGCGCTCCACAATCCGCCCGAAGAGAGTACTCGCCTGCTCCTCCACGGGGGCGAAAGCACCAACCCACAGACCCTCCTTGAACTTGTCAAGAAGGGAGGGAAAGAGGGGTGCGAGTCGAGGAAGCATGATCATGCATGCGGCCACTACGTTGGCGATAGTCTCGCTCTTGCCTGACTGGCGTGACCACAAAGCGCTCAGCGTGGCGCCATCACCAAGCACCAGAGACTCGATAAGCCTCTCGGCGAAAGGGGTTTGGTAGGGCCTAAGTGGGTGCCCAGAGATCTCGTCAACCACGATGAGCATCTTCTCGACGATCTTGTCGACTGCCGCCTGAGACACGTCGTCTAGAACGACCTCGATGTCTATACGGGCTTGATGCTCTTCCGGGGTTTCATCTTCGACGAAATCAAGATCCTCGTCGAGCAGCGCTGTTTCCGTCACCAGTTCCTCGAATCAATTGTACGAATTGATTCTCAGCCTACGGAACAATGGCCCCACCTTGTGAGTGAGGCCGCTATAGGTACGGAGTTATGCTTCCTGGCCTGCGCAAGGACAGGGGCAGGGCGGATCTAATGGTATCCCCTGGATATAGGTGCAGTTTTCACACCTTCCAGTGAGGCACCAACCACACCGCCCCTTACGTTTCAGGTCCACCATTGAGGCGGGCTTGACCCGAGGTCTGGCTGTTGCTCGTCGGGCTACTGTTCTGGCCACTGTGACCCCCTTCGGGGTATGACGATACAGCCAAAAGAACCGGTTGACAAGAACGGGTACAGTTGATACTTTGGACACATGAGCAACGTACCCATGGCCCAGCCGGACAACTGCCCCCACTGTGGGGTGTCTCTCCTGGGAGGCCCCATCCCGCCGGAGTCCATCGAGCGTCACTACTTCGGCGCAGCGACCCACTGGCGACGAGAGGTCGGATGTGACGTCCCGGGGGCCTACGACGGAGTACTGTTCTGGATGTGCCCCGACTGCGGGGGTACATGGCAGCGGTTCGACCTGACCTCCCCCCTGCACCACGCTGCCAAAAAGTACATCCACGGATCCCCATACAAGCGGGGTCGGGTTCGGACCCCAGAGACCGGAGAAGACAATGCCTCGTGACATAGCAGCGGAATCGGCTGACAGCGTAGCCAACCTACAGGGGTTCCTGAAGGACTTCCACGCCAATCAGGTGAAGTCTCTCGCAGGCCCAGCCGCCGCCGTGGCTGTCGCTGCCACATTCGCGGCGAAGGATCGATGGCGTGCTGTCGATGAGGCGTTCGCGGCGCGGGATGCGGACCAACTGTTCCAGATCCGGAAGCAACAGTGGATCACGAACAAACTGCTGTCCGGTTGGACCATGGACGAGATCAACGAGGAGATCGCCGCTGGGGAAGAGTTGGCCGCAGCGCAGAAGGAACTTCCGGTGGACCCATTCCCTTGGGGTAGCGTGCTGTTTCTCACGCTGTGCGCCATCGGAGTAGCAGTCGCCCTCATCTACGGCTTCACACACCCGAACGATGGGGTGCATTAGTCCCGTGGCTGACGTTACCGGGTGGCTCGACATGGAGGTCGGTCTGTTCCGCAAGACGCACTACTTCCGTGACGGGGTCGCCATCTGTGACTCGCGGATCACCTGGGGCCAGCAGAGGCTGGCGAAGGGAAGCGATCTACCAGGGCCTAACTCGTGCGAAAAGTGCTTGATTGCGTTCGCGCGCACCTTCGCCTAAGCGCGGTCCCTAAGTTCCTCTACCACGCCCAGCATCGTCAGCAGACCTGTGTAGGCGTCCTCCAGGGAGTCCTGGCTTCCATCCCTCTGGTAGTCCGACAGCGCCCTAGCGATCCCTGAACCGGCCGTGTCGGCCCACATGAGGATCTCCGAGGTGGGAAGCCGACTAACACGTACGCGCGCCGCGCTGGTGACGGCCAAAGGGACAGCCTTCCTGCGGAGTCTCACAGCAGCCCGAGGTGCTCTAGGAACGCGTACTCCTCCTCAGGGCTCCCAGACTGTCTGGCAACCATCTTACGGGCTCTCTGCCGATCCTGGGGGGTGTCGGGGATCTGGTGCTCAGACATCCCAGTCTTCGAACACGTCGAGGATGTGTCCTGAGTCGTCGAGGACGGCTGTATCGTGGGCTCTGATTCCGGCTCGGAGGGCTTCTCCCTCTGAGAGACCGCTGCTATTCCACCAGCCCAGAACAAGGCCACGGCGAGAAGGCCATAGGCGGATAACGAGAGAGTGCGGCGAAGCACGGAATGGGTCATCGAGTTCCTGAGTGGGTGCGAGGTGGACGAGCCGCGTGCGCTCGACTAGGTAGATCGAGTGAACAAAAAACCGTCCGAGATCATGTGTCTCCGGCATACTCGAAACCCTATATAGGATCCGGTTTCCGATGGTAATATCACCAAGCGGCGGGGGCGTAGTCCTTGTGATTGAAGACCCTGTTAATAGCCCGCCCAGGACTCTTTACTCGCTTCATGTTGTTCCACTCTCGTGGGGACACGTCGTAGTACTCATAGCCAGCACCCTCGCGGAACCTTACGCGCATAACCTTCGTATCCCGGTCGTACCCCATGGCTAGCGTCCTTGGGCGCGGGGGGTTAATGGATGGTGTCGGCTGATAGGGGAGGAGTTCGGTGTCATCCCCCGCCTTTGCGGCCTGAATCGCCATCGCGGTATCATACGTCATTGCCCGTTGGGCCCTAGCGCGGGCGCTCAGGGAGCCTCCTGAGGGCTGCGGGCGGTTCTGCGCGGGCGCAACAGGGGCCTCGCGCTTTAGTGCCGCCAGAATGCCCCTCTCGGCCCGATTAGAGCCAAGTCCTTCCATCTCCATGATGCGCGCAATCGACGGCATCACAGGACGCTTGCTACGGGCCATCACACACCTCCAAAGATGCGACAGCCCCGGCTACTGTCAGGAAAGTAGCCGGGGCCGTCCGGGTATACCTACTCAGGCCATCTGTTTGTCTAGCGTCTGAATGTGAAGTTTCCGACCCCGCCGCCGACTACCAGAATAACCAGCCCGATGACGACTATGATGATCGCAGCAGTCTGGCCGATGGCCAGTACAGACAGTAGACCTAGTAGTCCTACGACAATCATGACAAGCCCGATGATCCCGAAGATGCCCACTACTTCTCGCCTAGAACGGATGCACGCTCGTCATCATCAGCGGCAACCTCGGGAACACCGTCGGGAGCAGTTCCCACACCTTGGACGGCATCCCGCTCAGCGTCATCGGCGACAACCACCAGACCGGCATGGTACTGGTCGAGGTCGACACCGGCAGCCACAAGGGAAGCCTTGTAGGGCAACTCGGCATACGTGACAACATTGCCGGGGACTGACTCCGGCTCGGAGGGGGCATCCCCTTGCTGGACGGTCCACCCGACGGATGCCTCATGGGAGTCAATGGTCTTGGCCCCAGTCTTCACAACCGGCTCCTCGATATCGGCCGGAGCCACCGCAGGCTGCACCACTACAGGAGCCTCTTCAACGGCCACGGGGGCCTCTACAACAACTTCGTCAGCCATGGCTAACCCTTTCGGTAGTAGAACCCTGCTGGACAGTCCAGCCCGGTTCGCGCGCAGTTCCCATTTCGTCCTCTGCGCCGGGGAGGTGGGGGCAGGTTTTACCTGCGTAAACGTGAACTCCGTCGATGAACACGCAGTAATCTACGGCTGCCATGAGAAGTTCCTCCATGTCTTCGATACTACCGAGAATTTCCTGCTAGGTAGTAGGTCAGGACCCCGGTCGAGTCAGGTACCAGAAAATCGCCAGAACGGCCACAATCCCAGCGGCTGCGGCGTAGAGACTGCCTTTGGTGAGTTCAGCACCCTTATGCATCGAGACATAGTCCACCAGGGGCTGCAGTGAGGACTTCAACTCCCCGATGGCCTCAGCCACTCCCGCATTCGTGGCGTAGATACCACTCTGCCTGAGGCTGCTGTCACGCATAAGGTCATTCTGGGCTTCCTTATAGACTTGACCCTCCCTGGCGAGTGTCAGAGCAGCAAGGTCGGCGGTCTCCTTGATCTTCAGCGCGACGGCATTCAGGGTGGCCGCTTCCGCATAGCGCCGGTCACGCTCGACATGGAATCGGATGTCGGACTCACGCATCGCCTCGTTGTGGGCAGCATAGGTCTCGATCGTCCATCCCTGCAAGGGGGGCAGAAGTTCCGCAAGTTGCTTTATTTTCTGGGCCATTCTGGCTGCCTCTTCCATTGGGCTACGTTGATGGGAACACCTTTGCGCACAGAAATCCCGGCTCCCTAAGAAGAAGGATACCGGGATTTCCACTGCATATTAGAAAGGTTAAAGACTAGGTAAACTCCTCCACGAAGACGTCTAGTTCGCTGGCCGAAGGCGCACTGTCATCATATGACTCCATGAACCAGTCTCGGAACTCGGCCACAGCCAGAGTCTTGGCATCGGACTCACCCTCCACGCAGAAGCCGAAAGTGCGGCGCACCTCAAAGATAACCTCGACCTCATAATGCCTTAGGGTGCTCATTCTTGTGGGAGGGTCATCAGACGCCCTGAGTGTTCTTACGTGACTGTGCCTCACGGAAGGCGTCCAGGTCGACAACCATATCGCGCTCTTCATGCTCACCAAACCACTGGTTGACTTTGGCCTTGGTAAACGGGTCTGTCGACACGGAGGACATTGGGGCGTCCCTTAGTACCTTCTTGGGCCACATGGGCGTGAACGATCCGCCTGATTCCGAATTGGGATCATGGAAGGCCTGTAGTGCCCGGTCGTCAGGGCCCTCCGTGGTGATGGTGGTCTGCTTGGAGATCCGCCCTGCCTGATCGTACTCGAAGGTCACTGTCTCGGTGGTTAGATATTCACTCATGGTTCTCCGCGTTAGGGATGTTAGGTGGGTTTAGGTGCTTCAGAAAATACTAAGATCGCTCCAGCCACGCTTTTTGTCTCGGCCGATGAGGAGGCCCAGCATTCCGGGTGGTGACCAGACCCCATACTGGTTGAGCATGTACTCGCTTGACTTCTCGGCCTCCAGTGCGGGACAGGAGAACATGGTTCGTCCCTCGAATTCCTGCATGTAGAAGTGGTGGTAGTGCGCCATGAACCAAAGGGGTACCTCACCGAGGGTGTCTGTCCGGCCGATAATCTGCCTCTCGATGGCGACCTTGGTCTTGATCTCGATGGAGCCACCCTTGCCCTTCTCGATGTACCCGTGTGAGAAGTAGCAGTCGATGCCAGCGATGTTTACGACGATGCCCGGGTCTCCCCCGCCGATGGTCCAGTCAATCTTGGGCCCACCGAATGGCTCAATCTCCTTGAAGGACTTCATCACCTGTCGAGCGATGTGGGTAGACGCGTTGTCTCCGCGCGTCGTGACGACATCCTTGCCGCCGTCGCGGGTCCACTCACCATGGTTGGAGATGACCGAGGACGCGGACATGGGAAGGCCAAGAGCAGAGACCTCTCGCAGGGTCCACATGCGCAGGTCGTAGTCGAGTTCCAGTTGCCCGGTCAAGTTCAGTTCGACGGTGAAGGCCTGTCCAGGGTAGTTGTTGCACACGCCTTCTGTCTCATCACCCTGAAACGCGATGTGTATGTCCTCCGGGCCACGATTGGAAGCCTGCAGATCTTTGATCGCACCGATATGTCCTCGCACTCCGCGCTTCCAGTTGGCCACCGCCTCCTCAGTGCCCTTCTTCCCCAACTGTGGGTCGGAGATGAGCATCAGGTAAGCATCAGACCCCTTACCACCTCCATAGCGGAGGAACTTCGGGAAGGGCTCGTTCTGGCGCTGCACTAGCGCGGTCCGCCAGACGGCACGCTGCTCGTCCGTGATGGCGCTCTTGCTTAGTCGTTTGAATCGGGCCGAGTGTGAGAACAACTGGACCAAGTCTCTGGTGCCGTCCTCCAGGGCCTTCGACTGCTGCCATGTCCCGATCTTGACCGTGTCGTCCACGATCATGAACTCGTCCGGGTCCATCTGGTAGATCTTGAAGATCGGTGTCCAGTCCTGTGCTATCGCGCAGTTGAACCCTTCGAGGATGACCCCATGGAAGGTGACACCGGTCGAGGTGACCTCGGCGGTTCCCTTGATGACCCCTTCATCCTGCGCGGGTTCAGGTTGAGGCTCCTCTACCGGTATCCACTCAATTGCCTTGCGGTACCTACGGATTGACGCATCCGATGTCTGATGGCCTGGGGCGACTCCGGTGCTTCCGTTGATTTCTTGAAGAACTTCGATGTGTCCGAGGTTGCGGTCCTCCAGCAACCTCCGTACCTCTGGGTACTGCTCTGCCATCTCAGGAAGCGTAAGCGTCGACATTCGGGGCCTTTCGATTCGGGATGCAGTTTGACCTGCCCCTAAACCGTATCCTAAGATACGTAATAGAACAACCGTATCCACTCTGGCAGAGGGCCGCACATGTCTCGTATCAATGAACTTCGTGGCAGCGGGCTGGACAAACTGTTCCCCAGAGACTGGGACAGCAAGGAGCCCGCTCTGACAGCAGGCACGCCGTGGGGGATGGCCGGGGGGCGCAAAGACCGGGTGTCCCAGTACGATCGGGGTCTGGTGAAGGACGCGCTCCAGAACCCTGACAGATACCGGGTAGCCCCAATGGACTTGGAGGACCCGAACCTCCGGTCGACGCAGCCCTCACTGACACGGGCAGGCGTCCAGCACTACATGAGTGATGACTACCGGACCCATGGCACTCTGTACGCGGAGCAGGAAAATGTGGGCAATCAAAAGCCAATGGTGTACCACCGAGACGACGGGCAGAGCCTGATACTGTCCGGGCACCACCGAGCGGCTGCAGGCCTCCTAGGGGACCTGCCGGTTGACGCGATTCACGTGCACGGCCCGTGGGGTGCAAAACGCGGCTAAACTAGGCCGCATGATCCGGTCGTACAGCCTCACGCCCAGCCTCTGGGTTGGTGAGATCCCGATGGCCGGTGGCGTTCACTGCGAGTCCGTTGAGACCGCCGTGCAGGTCATCTACTCCGGTGAGAGTGCGGTGCTCCCCCACACCTACTGGGCCACTGCCTGGGAGGTACTGCGCGCGCTGGGGGTTGATGAGAGCACTGTCTTCAAGCGCGTCCACTTCGCCCAGACGGCTACCTTCCCGTGACCATCGCCGACAGGAATGGCTTCCCGCGCAGGGCCTCATCCCGAGAGTCCCGCTCGGCCGACAGCCCAAGGTAGCGCTCGGTCATTGATGAGTTGCTGTGGTGCAGTAGGGCGCTCACCTCTCGCAGGGCGTTGTCCCGTCCGACGGATCCGCGCATCGAGTCGAAGTAGGCCCGGGCTACTGCTCTCCGGATCGTGTGGGTTCCCTCGTAGTGCGTGGGAAGTCCGGCCGATCGCAGCGCGTGGTGGACGATTCCCTGGGTGCGCGGGACGCTGATGGGGCTCTCGGGGATTACCTTACGTACCGTGCGCAGGCCAACTCGCATCCCATCCTCGTTTGTCACGTACTTGTAGAACAGCGAGGCTGTGAGGTTCGGGAAGAGGTAGTCGCTAGGCAGCAGTGGCCGACCCGCGTCCTTCTCGTAAAGCGTTAGCCAACGCCGTAGTTCGACGTCGAGGTCACTCGTGATGGGCATGTGGTCCTTCTGGACGCGCTTGGAGG